CTTTCCCCCCCCCCCCCCCCCTTGAGAGTCAGTGCCTACAAATGGTTCCAAATATTCAGTTCCATCTACATAGGTCTGCAATTCATTTGCGTTTCCAAATAATTTTAAATGTTTCATATAATGTTTTTTAAATATAAATATGTTTAGTATTCTACAAATTTATTTCCCCATGTTTCTTTCCATCCATTAACATTGATATTTTTATATGCTTCTATAGCATCCATTGGAACTTCTATTTTGTTAACATTAGAGAAGATAAATTTAGTATTGATGATAGGTGGCTCTAATGATTTGAAACGGACAGTACCCCTATAATTAGAAACTTTTTCTTTATAAGGTGTATAACAGTTATAACCCAATTTCTTAATAGTAGATGGGAGAATAAGTCTATCACACAGTACATTCCTAAAACCCATAGCTTCTATTTCTTCAATACCTTCTGGTAAATTAATTTCTGCCAAACTATAACATTCCGAGAATGACATCTGTCCTATTTTCTTAATATTTGTACCGAAGTGAACACTATTAAGTTTACGACATGAACCAAACGTACCTACTCCAATTTCTTCTATAGTGTCAGGTAAAATAATTGTCTTAATTCCTGTGTTATAAAACATGTAATGAAATAAATTAGTGCCTTGATATCTACTTAAATCAACCTGAGTTAAATCGTTAAGGTCCTCACCATTTACATTACCAAAACCATACTTAAAAGCATTAGTCATGTCTAAATTATTCCAACCTTCTTTTAATACAAATTCTTCCATATTTGACATCTGGTCATCAAGATACTTAGCCAATGTAACACCACCTCGTTGTGTAAATATTCTAATGACATTTTGGGCGACACGGTTGTATTTTACCACACTTTTTTGAGTATCAGTACCTACGAATGGTTCCAAGTAATCAGGTCCATCCATATAGGTCTGAAGGTCAGCTGAGGTATCAAATATTTTTAAATGCTTCATACAATGTCTTTTAAATATAAATATCTAACATAATTTATAGTATAATTTCTTTGAAATATGATATATTATTTGTATCTTTGCAAAAATAATAATATATAAGGTTATGGAAGAAGAGAAAATTATAGGTTATATGGGATTACCTAAAAATAAAGTGTCAGACTTAAACTTGGAAGTTAATAAAGAATATGATAGTTCATATATTGAATTATATAGATATGGTTTGAGTGTTTTTCGTTGTTTATTTGATTTAGTATCAGTTAGCGACATTCGGATTCATAAGTTTTATAATGTAGAATGTAGTGAGATTGATAAAGTACATAGCGACCCATTACATATAACTTGTAAACACATTAAAATTATAAAAGAAATTACTATTGAAGATATCGCAGAAAATATTGATGATTATCGAAATAAATTTGTTGAAAACTTGGTAATAACATGTAATAAAACATGTCACGGACGTATAACAAATTCCGAAGATAGATGCGTAATGACTATGCATGGTTATTTAGGTACTGTAAATAATAGTGGATTATTTGGAATAATTTACCTTGACGCATTCAGATGCGATTGTAATCTTACCAGTAATAATAATATAGTCGTTTCTATTGGTAAATCAAACAAGATTAACTCAAGTAATACCAGTAATACATTTATTTTACGTGAAGAAGATAATATTTTATCCGTAACTGGCGGTTTTAACAATATCATTTCAACTGGTAAAAATAATTATATATCATGTATTAGTGAAACAAATAGAATAATATGTAACGGAGAAAATAATATTGTTTATCTGCATGGAAAATATAACAGTTTTAAAGCTACAATAGGTACTACAATTATATATTCAGAACGTAATAGTGAAAATGAGAATGAAGCTACAACAGTTAAAACAATATATGTTGATGAAACCAATATTAAACCAGATACATGGTATAATATCGGAAACGGAGAAATAAAAGAATGTGATAAATAAATAAAATATAAACTGATTGACATATTTAAAAACTTATCAGTCAAGTTTTTTCTTTCTTGAATATATGAATAAAGATTTATTAAACGAACAATTACAAAAGATTGTTGTAAAACAACAGTGCAAACACTTAATAGATAAATTTGAAACTGAATTAGAACGTAAGAAAATATTCAAAAAGTCATAATATAAAAATAAAAGATATGGATAAAAATTTATTAACAGCAAATGAGCTAAAAGAGAAAGTAGTTAACGAAGTAGCAATTCTGAAAAGTGAGATTTATGATTATTGTGAACGTATAATTTCATTATTAGAAGAAGAGCTTAAATTAGAAAAAAGTTGTGTTAAAATCAAATATAATCAAGATAAAGTAAATTTTGTTAAACTAACATATATTATTCGTAAACTCAGAGAATTAGGTTATACCGTAGATTACTCTCAAGATAGTAAAAGAACCAGTGTGGATGAAGATACATATTATTATGTTTTAAGTGTAAGAGTATAAAAATGGAAACATTCGAAAATATTAGAAAAGAGAATAGATTATTATTTGAATACGTTAGAGGTAGTCATCTTTACGGATTGAATAACGAAGATTCAGATTTAGATACAGGTGGGTTGTTTATCTGCAATCCTTCAGACTTAACAGGATTGGGTTTAAATTATTCTCCACAGGTTGCAGATAGTAGAAATGATACAACATGGTATGAATTAGGTAAGTATTTTCAAATGCTTATTAAATCAAACGCAACAGTTCTTGAAACACTGTTTATACCAGAGGATAAAATGATTTTAAAACCGTCCCCTGTTCTTAATGAATTGTTCGCCAATAAAGATAAATTCATTACCAAGCAGTGTTTTAAACCTTTCGTTGCTTATTCTTTAGAACAAATTAGAAAAGCACGTGGACTTAATAAGAAGATTGTTAATCCAGTTACCAAGCGTTTAAAGCCAATGGATTTCTGTTATACATTTAAAGACCAAGGTAGTACCAAAATGGAACATTGGTTGGAATATAGAGGTATGAAACAGGAATATTGCGGTCTTGTTAAAATACCTAATATGGAGGGTATATATGGCGTATATTATGATTGGGGTCAACACTTCCAAAAAGAAGGAATTAAAAGCGAAGATTTTGAGGGCTGCTATATACGTAGACTTAATACAAAAGAGATTATTACACGTTTAAAGGACGCACAAGCTAATAATAATCAAGCAGGTGTAGAAATAGAAACGAGACTTCTTAAACGCTCTTATATGGAAAATATGGCTGGGTTTATCATGAAATATATCAATGCTACGGTTTGGGAGGACTTCTGGTATTGGTTTTATGATAACCAAACCCCTAAAGGGTATAATGGTATCGTGAGAGAAAATTCAAACGAGATGGTCCTATCACCAGTAGCTAAAGGAGAGAAGCCAATATGTTACATGTCTTTTAATTCTAACGGTTATTCAGCGCACTGTGCAGATTATAAACATTATAAAGATTGGGAAGAGAAGCGTAACGAAAAAAGATATCAATCCAATCTTACTAAGAATTATGACTCTAAAAATATGATGCATAGTTTCCGTTTAATTCAAATGGGCCTTGAAATTGCAAGTGGAGAGGGAGTAAATCTTGATAGAAAGACGATGGGTGATAGGGATTTGCTTATGAACATTAGAAATCATAAATATGAGTATGATGAACTCATGGATATGATTGATAAAAAGAAAGAAGAAATGGACGAAGCAATGAAGCACTCTACACTTCCAGAAAGTATAGATGTACAAATGGTTGAAGATATTCTGCAAAATATCAGAAAGAAACAACTAATTCTATAGCCGTAAATTTGATATTTTAGAATTATTAACGATTAATTCTTCAGTATTAATAAATTAATCAGTATCTTTGCATTATAATTTTAATCAATGAGAAAATATGAAATACGAAAGATTTAGAGAAGTAATTAATGTCATTGTTAAGGAAATGAATGAGGATGCAATGACAAAGTTTGAAAATAGTGCTGCAGAGCTAAATATGACAGATAAGGAGTATGCTAAGCATATCGGTTTGTCTGATGATGAATTTAAGGCACTTGTCAGTGGGAATTGCTCCATTTCCACATTTGCGACTGTTATGTCAAATGCTGGATATGTTTTGGATGTCAAGACATTTAGCGAGGCTGGATTCCCAGAAGATGAATACTATGTTATTGACAAGCCAACAACTAATGATGTAACAGAGTAATTAATTAAAAGAAGTTGGGCTATTGCTCAGCTTCTTATCTTTATAATATATGGCAAGAAAAAAGAAAGAAGAAATTAAAGTATATAAGCCAAGTAAATATCAGTTAGCTATATATGACTTTGTTGAACATGGTCTCGGTAATGCAGTTATATCAGCATCTGCAGGGTCTGGCAAAACATATACTATTATTAAATCTTTAGACTATATACCAGAAGATAAAAAAGTCCTTATTGTCGCTTTCAATCGAGATATACGTCAAGAAATTAAAAAGAAAGTAGCACTTGCAGGACATAAAAACGTTCAAGTTGAAACATTTCATAGCTTAGGATATAAGATATTAAATGCTAATTTTAATAGACGCTTTATGAATACTGAACCAAATGAGTATAAGTATTCATCGTATATTAATAATAATATATCCAAACTTGCAACAATAAATACATTCCGTCTCGGTAAACAATTCTCTCAATATCTATCTAATATTCAAAGTCTTGTAAACTTTGGGAGATGTTATCTTTCGGAAACGGTGGAAGATTTAGAAAAAGTTTGTAGTAGATATGGAATTGTGTGTGTAGGTGATGAGAAAGAAGTAGCCGTTAAAGTATTAGAATGGGGCAAAACTTACTTGGATGAAATTGATTATGGTGATATGGTTTGGTTGCCTAATATTCTTCACCTTGATAGTAAGTTTTATAAGTATGATTGGATAATCGTAGATGAATGTCAAGACCTAAATATGGTAGAAAAAGACATGTTGTTTACTTGTCGAAGGATGGGCACACGAATGATGTTCTTTGGTGACAAAGCACAAGCTATTTATTCTTTCTCTGGTGCAGATTCTGAAGCGTTCGACAAACTAAAAGAGTTGGAAGATACTATTCAGTTACCCCTTTCTATTAGTTATCGCTGTCCTAAGAATATTGTTGAGTATGTACACTATCTTGTACCAACCATGGAGTATGATAAAAAGAATAAAGTAAAAGGTGAAATCATACAAAATGCAAATCTATCAGATGTTAAAGACGGTGATATGATTTTATGCCGTAACAATGCCCCTCTTGCACAAGTTTATATTGAACTATTAAAGAATGGTATAAAGGCTAAAATACTTGGTAAAGATTATTCTAATAACTTATCAAAGACGATAAGAAATACAAAAGAACAAATTTTAAATGTAAATCTTGATAAGCAAGGTGTTTTCTCGAAATTATATGATATATTCTATGACTTTCTTGAAACTACAATGCGTAAACAAAATATTTCAAAAGAAGAAGCTCTAACAAGCGCATCTATTGTTGCTAAACTTGATGAGATTAAAGTATTAGAGATTCTATCAGATGGCTTAACAACAGCTAAAGAATTACAAGACCGTATAAAGGAGATTTTTACAAATAACAAGGATAGTGGTATTATACTATCAACAATTCACAAATCTAAAGGTCTTGAATCACCAAATGTATATATAGCTTGTAAATCCCTCATGCCATCCAAGACAGCAAAACAACCATGGGAGATAGAACAAGAGAATAATCTTATTTACGTTGCTTATACACGTACTAAGAATATTTTAGGTTTCCTTGATGAAAGTGAATTTAAACAGTTTGATGCATATAATCCAGAAACAATACGCTCGCTTAAGTTAAAACAAATTGTTATTGATAAGTTGTATAATAAGAACAGAAAAGAAGTAACAACAATAGACCAAGCACGGCATATTATAGAAACTGCGACAACAATTAACGAAACATCAAGTACTAAAGATGAAATAATCAGAGAAACAACCAATAAGCCTAAAAATGCTATTGAAGCATTTGGAAACTTAATGAAAAATAAAAAAACAAGAATAATAAGGAGAATTAAAAAATGAATAAAGTAAAGAAAATCATCAAACTTTCAGCAGTATGGTGTGCACCATGTAAGGCTTATGCAAGCGTTTTTGAAGAAGTTTCTAAGAAAGATGAAAACAAAGATATCAAGTTTGAATCTTATGATGTAGAGAACGATGACGAAGGTAATGAGTTAGCTGAGAAATATCATGTAAGAAATATTCCTACTTCACTATTCTTTGATGAAAATGACGAACTCATTTATAAGTTAAGTGGTAGCGTTAATAGTAATATTTTACAAGATTTAATCAATAAACATAAATAATATGATTATAGGTCTAAGCGGAAGAATGAGGTCTGGTAAGTCTGAACTTACCAAACTTCTCATTAAAAAAGGTTATAAAAGCATTTATTTTGCGCAACCTCTTAAGAAGATGTGTATGGAATGGTTAAATGTTCCAAATATAAATGTCTTTAATGAAATGAAATGCACTAACGAGAAACTGAATATTCTCTTTGATAAAGATGCGTGTGATTACTTTGCTAAACGTATCGAAGTTCCAAGCGAAGTTATCTGGAATATTGTACAGAAAGAAAATATAAATGGTGTAATGATTGAAAATGTACGCCATTTGCTTCAGTTCTTAGGTACAAATATCATACGAAATATAAACCCAGATTGGCACATGGAGAAAATTAGAGAATATATCCAATTACATCCTGCTGATTACGTTATAGAAGATGTGCGGTTTCCAAATGAAAAAAGAATGATTGAAGAAATGGGTGGTGATACTTGGTATATCATTAGACCAGATATTTCCAATGTATCAAATCATCTTTCAGAAATCTCACTTAATTGGCAACTGTTCGGAAATAACGTACTGTTCAATGACGGTACGCTTGAAGAACTGTTGGAGAAGTGGGGTAATTTTATTGACGATTATCATCACAATAAGGAACTAAGAGATGAAACAATCGAACTATTAAAGAAAGAGAAAACATCAGACGCATTTAATCTATGTGATAAGTTGATGATTTCACCAGATTTCTTTGATTATAGACCTTTCGGTTATGACCCAGATGTTAAGAATGAAGCAACAATAGAACCAGTTATTGAGGGCGGAAAATATAAAGTTGCAATTTTATGGAATGACGGTCGTAAACCAGATGTAATATCTAATCCTCTTAATATAGAAGATTTTAAAAATTTATTGTAAAAATGAAAACCTATGACATGAAATTTAATGATGGAGAAAAAATATATTTCACATCAGATACACATTTCAATCATGAAAATATAATCAAATTCTGCAATCGACCATATAAGTCGGTTGTGGAAATGAATAATGATATGATTGAAAAGTGGAATAATAAAGTTCCAAAAGATGCCTTAGTATTCCATCTCGGAGATTTTGCGTATGGTAAATTCGTTGAAACAAAAGAAATAAGAGATAAACTGAATGGTAAAATAATTCTTATCAAAGGTAATCACGATTGGAAAAATAATGCATCATCACCTACTCAAGAAAAGATATTATTTGAAAACGTTTATAATCAACTATTGATTAAAATTGATAAACGATATGTATATTTAAATCATTATCCATTCTTATGTTACGCTGGTACATATTCGGATGTTGAGAACCAATATTATCAATTATTTGGACATGTCCATTCGAGAAAGCAAATACAAACCATAGGAAAAGATGATGAACGTCTCAAATATCTTTTTCCAACACAATATGATGTCGGTGTAGACAATAATGACTTTACACCATTATCATGGTCAGATGTAGATAATATAATTTCTTATCAAGTAAACTCTTATTATAAAACATAGAAAATATGGTAGAAAAACAAACCTTATATCTCGTTGGTAACAAAGAGAAAAATAGTTCATTTTATTACGAAGTTGGAAAAGAATATGAAGGTAATTTTACAACAGGTGGGTATCATGTGTATGAAACAATATTAGATGCATTAAAAAATTGTTTTATATATCATAGTGATATATTCGAATGCATATGTTATAATATTAAAAGATATAACTTAACAACTTCAACATGTAAAAGAATGAAAATTCTTCACAAACTGACAATGGAAGATGTTTTGACAGATATCAAAAGACATTACGAAATCATTTCAAATAAAAACACGGATAAACTATTTATTTCTCATAAAGATTCCTATGAATATACAAAATGTTATGACGAAGTAAAGGCAACTTTCTTACTACGTAGTCCATGTGGTAGATTTGATAATTGTAGTCATTTCAATGATGCGTTTTTAATTGAAGACGAAATAAAATGTAATTTGACTTCCCATCATAATACAGCTGTATCGTTAGGTGATTTCAACAAATTAAATTCAAATGGTGATTTTAATACAATTATTTCTTATGGTGATGAAAATAACATAAATGTTAATAGTAGTCATAACAATATTATATCATTAGGAACAGACACTATTATTATGTGCAATGGTGAAAATAATAGCGTTGTATGTAATAGCTGTCATAACACTATTTTCCTATATGGTAGACATAACCATGTACAAGCTGAATGTGGAACTAAAATAGTTTTCTCAGATTATTGTAACACTGATTCTAAAGATTATACTACTGTGTGTGTTTTCACTATTGATAGAAAAGAATTTCATCCAAATGTGTGGTATACAATGGAAAATGGAAAGATAACTGAATGTTGATACCAATAATACAAAAAGCGGTCGATTTTTTCGACCGCTTTACTTTTTACTTTTCTTCATCTGTTTCTTCGTTAATATCTAAACTTCGTTTATTTCGTCGTCTATCAGCTAACACTTTAGTCAATCCAGAACCAGCCAAATAGCCACCAGTGCATAAAATGAAAAATCCTGCGTCCCATAGACTTGTCTTAATATAGCCATTTGCAGTTACATCATATACAAGCACAAAACAAATAGTTAAGTTCACAAGAGCACTTATTATTGCTGACAGCATTAAGACAAAACTCTTTGTACTATTTGATGACTTTGTGTCAAGTAGTGTTTTAAAATACTCAGTAGTTTTCATATTTTTTTGTGTTTTTCGCATATAGTATTATAGTTGTATAAGTTCCGTAAATTCCACAAGTATTCAACTCATGGGTAGTTTATAAATAAATATTATATCACACGTCTAATAACTACTAAAAATCAATTTGAACAAATATTTATTCTATAATAGATAGTGATAGTTAAAATGACTAATATAAAGAAAATTATAAATGAAGAATTAAACAACATTGTTCAAGAAAAAGATGGTGGGCAAGTATATAATGGCATCATCAAAAGTCTTGACCATGTTGATATGGTTTTTAATTCTATTGAGGATGGATTAAATATAGTACGTCAAGAAAATGGATATACAAAACGTAAGTTCTATAGACTTGCAAAAGATGCTAAACGCATACGTAAATCTATACAAAACCTAAGAGATATAATGAAAAAAACTTATTATAATATATGAAATACATTAAATTATTCGCAACAAAAGAACTAAGATATATGTATGAAGACTCTGATGATTATAACTTACCATACGTGGGTTTGGAAGAAGAAACTAATAGTGTAAAGTATCCCATTGTACAGTTTGCTGATATTACAATAGAAAGTGGAATGACTGTCACATTGGAAGATGGGAGTATTCTTGACTCTGGAGTTCATACAATTAATATGACCAATTCACATAGTGTACCATTTGGAATCATTAATGGAAAAGACCATATTAAAGAAGTTGATTTATTCGATTATATGGCAGATATACGATATTTAAGATTTGAAGGTTTCACTAACTTAAAAAAGATTTATCTAAATAAATTAACAAATGAAATACCAGAATCTGCGTTTAATAATTGTATTAACTTGAGAGAAGTTATAAATATTGGAAACATTACAACTATTAAAGCAAATGCTTTCGCAAATTGTGTTAATTTAGAAAAATTTACATTCTCAGATAAATTTCTTATCGTAGGCCCTAATGCTTTTAATAATTGTCCTAAGCTGAAAAATATAACATTCACGTCAAATACTCCAAGACCACAATATAAAGAGATATTACAACAAATTCCCTCTGTTCAAAACATCTACGTCCCACAAGATGCAGTACAGGCATTTAAAACACATTCAGGTTGGTTAGATTATGCTTCAAAAATTAAACCAATCGAACAATAATTAATAACTATATAAATTATAAATCGGTATTACTGCAAATTTTAGCAATAATACCGATTATTTTTTATTAGTTGATAAGTATAAAATTAAACAGCGACAGCAGCCATTTCCACACCACCAGCAGCACCCTCTATACCTCCAGCGAGTCCTTCAGCACCTCCTGCCATTCCTTCCATTCCACCAGCAGAACCTTCTGAACTTCCACCTAAAGCATTTCCAGATATGTTTGTAGACGATTGGTTTGAATTATTTGAAATATTTCCACTATTATTATTCATTTTACCATCAACAGCATCCGAGCCATTGGAGTATCCATCTTTGAAATCTTTTATAGGGTTCCATGATTTTACCTCATCTGGAACCAGTGAAGAAACACTGCCATTTTCTTCAGTTTCTTCTTTTAAAAATCTATGTATCTCCTCATTAACTATCTTTCTAATGTTCATAAACTATTTTTCTTTATAAATAGTTTCATTTTCAAGATGTTCTATGAATTTATCAATTTCACTTCTTAACAACTTCATCTTTTCTACAAAGTCTTCAATACTATAGTCTTTGCACTTATGTAATCTAATAGAGCCGTGACAATCAGTAACTTCGAGAAACAAATTGCGATATGTGTTATCTTGTGAATCAAATTCTCCATCATAGCAAACAACAGAACCAGTAGAAGGAGAATCTTCTTTGTTTAGCCACTTTCGAGTGGAGTAAAATGTTTTAAACATATTTTTCTAATTCTTTAACAAACTCAGCAGCATTTGGACCGATGTGCTCCCATTTCTTTAAGTCTTCCCAATTTCTTTTCAATTCTTCTTCGGAAGCATTGTTTAAAAACTCATTAAGTTCTTTAAGCAATGGAGAGATTATCTCTTTATTTTGGTTACGGATTTCATCCTCATCTGTAATAACATATGGACCTATTTCATTCAAATACTCCAATTCTTCCATCTCTTTATCTAACACATCTCTTGGTGTATTATCAAAATGTTCTTTAAGTTGTTTCAGTAACCTTTCCATAATTATTAATATATTTCTTTTATTTCTGAATTTCATTTTCAATCCAATAATCGAGAACTAAAGATATAGAATTTTCATCATTTTCTTGTTGGCTTATTATTGGTTCTGACATACTCACATCTTTAAACAGAAAGTGCCCTAATAAAATATTATTTTCTATATTTTCTCTCTCTTTCTTAACCATTTCATACCACTCATTATACATTTTTTCTACTTCCATATCTTATATTTTTTCAGCAAATGTACGCATAAAAAATTATATTACCAAATATTTTAAAAATTTTTATAGATTTTCTTTGGTAACTAAATAAATAAACTGTATCTTTGCAATATTAAAATATATTCACATGACAGCAAAAGAAGAACTTATCGAAAAAATACTTTCTTACGACAAAGAATTTAGTGAAAAAACGAAGAATAATAAACGATTTACTATATGCACCAATCCAGAGATAGCAAAACTGTTTAGAGAAAAATTAGAAGAATATAATAATTCACTAAAATAACAAATACTGATTAACATTATATTTATATTATATAAAAAATATTAATACAATGTCAAAAAAAATTATTAGATTAACCGAATCAGATATATGTAATATGGTAGAAAATGCCACATATAGAATTATAAAAGAAATGTCCGAAAGCGGTGTGGATAAAGGTGGTAACAACTATTTCGCAGTTAATAAGAGAACTGGTCTAATTGTTTATGGCTGGGACTACAGAGATTACGAACCTTCTGAATTGAAAAGTTTCAAAAATGATTATTTCTTTCAAGATTTAAAAGATAACGACTTAAATCCTAAAGATTACAAAATAGTAACTGGCAAATATCTGCAAAGAAATGGTGTGGATATTAACGACCAAATGAATTGTTGGTCAAATAATGGAGAATTATCATGTGCCAAGGAAAGGGAACAACGAAATACACTTTAATTGCAATTTATTCATATTTAGAAAGCCACACAACCTATTTTATTTTATAGGAAGTGTGGTTTTTTTTTACTTAATTATTATTGATTTCTTTGTATTCATCTTTATCCAACTCACAGTATTCATCGTAAGTAAATAAACTTAAATCATCCATTAGAATACAAGCGGTAGAACAATCTATACATGCGAAATCTTTATATACAACAGGGGCTTCTCCGACATTGGTATGTCCAAATATCTGCATCTTACAATCACCAATTCTCTTGTCATCATAAAACTCTCTAATATCGCACCACAAACAAGAACCCGTCTTATCATATCCACCACGCATTTCACCAATATGACCAAGCAATCTTACAAATTTATCTCTTTTGTCTGCCTTATCAGATACCTTAGTAGTAAATAAAATATCCCATTCGTCTTTGTCATACTTACTCTTAAGTTCTTTATACCAGGAATAACTAATTCCTGCGTGAGAGAAATATACTGTTTCTCCGCCAACCTCTTCTCTACATGCAAAACGCATGTCAAGGGGCTTCATTACGTCTTTAAAAATTCCCTTGATAGTATTTTCATATTCTTTACTATAACGTGTACTTCCTGCGATATCATAAAAATAATCACTAATGTAATGAAAATCATGATTACCTACAAGGAATCTATACATATGAGAACTTAAATTCTTTGTAACAGTATCATATAAATCTAAGAAGTTTTTAATAGCATCCGTTTCAGTTATTCCCTCAGATGGATAAGGGTCAAAATAATCACCTATAAAGATAATTCTCTCTACATCCAGTTTACCATCAATCACATCTTGTATCGGCTTCTTCCAAAAATTCCGACCATGTATATCTCCAATTAATAAAATCATATCCCTTGTTATTTTTTAATTACTTTGCAAAGATACAATTTTTATTTTGAATACTACAATAATACTTGTTAAAAATCTATAAATTATTGATTTATATTTGTCTATATAAGATTTTATGTTTATCTTTGTATCACATTAAAAAATAATAGTACAATTAAAAATAAAGGACATGGTATTTAAAATTGATAACAAGGATTTTGATAGTTCAATCTTTACAAATTTCTCTCATGCTTCTAAGATTACTGAATTATGTAACGAGTTATATGAAAAAGCCAAGAAAAATCTGTATGAAGTTAATTCAAGATTGACAGTAGCAGGAGTAAATAATTATATACCTCTTGTACATATTAAATCTTGTGAAATTTTATCAATGACTGTAACTATTTCACCAGACAACAAAGTTGATATGCCATATTTCATATTTGATGATATTTTTCAGTTGGTTAGTATCACTAACCAGTTGTCTAAACCTACTATATGTTTAAACATTAATAATTTTGAGAAAGAAACTTTTATAGAGTGTGCTGGTCAAGGAATAGACCAACTTATAAGAATTTATAACACAATTAATAAGAAAATAGATTATGATAAGTGGACTAATATATCCCCTATCGACCCAACAAAGCAAAATATAAAATATTTTTCAAACCAAATACTTTACTTTTTGGAAGACAATGCAAGAATCAGTTATTGTATTAATATCCGACCTAAAACTGTAAAACCATCCGAACTTAAAAGATTAAAAGAATATATAGATTTATTCCAGCGTTGGTTGTATACTATAGATGTCACGAAAAAAGATGATAAAGATTTTGAAAAGTTATTAACTGAGACATTTTCTTCCTCTTATAATAGTAAACTTTATGATTTTAATAACTTAAGGAATGTTTTAATATTTGCATTATTCGAAAGCTTAAAAATATATTCAATACTTCTAAAATATTTTGATAATGAAAAAGAAGTAAAACAAATTGTTCAAAATAAATAATATGTTCATCAATAATGAACAAGACGTAAATAGTGAACAATATAAATAATAAAACAATGGATTCCAAATTAACAATAGAAGATGCATTGGAAATATATAAAACATTTGAAAATACATTTCATGACACTCCCAATAATAATAATAATAATAATAATATAGAGTATGTTTTAAAATCATTTGAAAAAACTGGTATAGCATTAAGTGATTTATATAAACTTATTGAAAATAGTTTAGGAGTGGGAATAATTACAAAATATTTTCAAGTTATGGAAACAAGACAACAAGTAGAACAAATGCGTCAACAAAACGTTAGAACTCTAAGCGCAGGCAAACCAATAATCATTACACTTAATGGCGTAGGTTTCTATAAGAAGTTAAATCAAAAACTACAAAAACCATTCGATTCTAAGTTTAATAAACTTATGAATAAAACGCTTATATATCTTCTCGAAAAAATACCATATACAAAAATTGGATATACATGGAGATATGAAATGAATATCATTATTAATATTCCAACATACTTCAATACAAATGCACTATGGAAAAGAGATGTATCAAAAATACAAAGCATAGTAGCATCAATGGCAAGTACATTCTTTACAAGAGAATATCATAAACAATATCAATCAGAAAATGATGATGATAAACTAATACTGTTTGAATTTAATTGCCAAACTTGGAATACACCTACCGTAGAAGATGCATATAATTGGTTAGTGTATAGACAAAATGAATGCATGGATAATAGCATAAAACGATTTGCACGATTCTTCTTGACAACACAAGAAATGAAAGGGAAAACAGCATATGAACTTATGAAACATCTCATAGAAATTCATAATGCAAATTGGAATTATGAAAAAACAGATAATAAGATAGGAAGATTATTCACAAAACAAAAGGCAATACAATTCGATATAGATGAAAAAACAGATACGCAAAAAGTATATCAAATAGAAGAATGGAGTCAATTAGCACTATTTTATAGTACATTTAAAGACGAAAAAATAAAAGAAATTATTATTAATGATTTGAATAAAAGAGATGAATGATATAATAGAACTATTTGAGAAAGAAACTGGTTACAAATTAGAAATAAGGAATGGAAAACCATATTATATTGGCGATTTGGATTTACGTGATATCACTATCTCATCTATTCCAAATGACCTAACTGTAGATGGAAATTTATTTCTAAAAGGCGATAACGCTAAATTGATGCCAGACAATTTGACAGTATTAGAAAAATTATCAATATGGTGTGCTAATATTAAATCCTTACCTAATAATCTGGTAGTAAGATATGGGTTAGATTTTATAGACTCCACAATAGAAAATATCCCTAACAATACCATTATTGGAGGATGGCTTGATTTAAGTGGTACAGCAATTACAGAGTTACCTGATAACCTAACTATTGGAGGAACTCTTTACCTACGTAATAGTAAAATCACTTCATTACCAAATAACTTAACTGTAGGAGGCGGAATTGATTTATCTAATAGTTCAATTAAAACGATACCTCAAAACTTAACAGTACATACTTTTTTAGATTTAGGTGATACAAATATCACAGCACTTCCAGATAATTTAACTGTAGGAGGTTATCTTGATTTGGAATATTCAAATATTATTAAAATTCCTAATAATTTAACTGTATATGGCTATCTTTGTTTGGAAGGCACAAAAATTGAAGAAGTACCAAATGATTCATTAATATATGGCTGTATATACTATAATGATAATCGTATGGTTCACCCATCACTCCCTTTAGAGGGTTATGACAAACGTCAAAAATTCCGAAATGAACCTATCTTCTGGGAATCTAATGGGGTGAGGTATATTAAAGTGGATGATATTCTTAGTATCATTGATTCTCATCATGGGAATGTTTATCGCACTCATCAGGTCGGTTATGATAAAGAATTATATATTGTTACCGATGGAGAAAATAATTGGGCACATGGTGAAACCCTTAAAGAAGCAAAACTTGACCTAATTTATAAAATTTCAGACAGAGATACATCCGCTTACAAAAACATGTCACTTGATGATGTCTTGACGTTTGAAGAAGCTATTATAACATATCGTACCATTACTGGTGCATGTTCAGCTGGTACAAGAGATTTTATAGAACACCGACTACCAGAACCACGCAAGAAAACATATACAATAGGAGAAATTATTGAATTGACCGATAATGAATATGGTAGTGATAAATTTAAAGAGTTTTTTGGAAAATGATTATTAACAAGTTATGTAAAATAGATGAAGAAAAATTTAAAATTAGAAAACTTACTTAGAGAATTTTTAAATATTATGGTAAAACGATATACTTGGCTTACTATAAAATTTGAATATAACGATAATAAACAACAATATCTTGTATCATATTCACCTAAAGATAAAATACAAAGTGATAATGAATTTATCACAGATAGTATGATGTTAGAAGATATGTTTAATGATTATTTTGGAGATTATGCACCACTGTTCTGTGATGAAGAAGAATATTTCAAACTATCTCCTAATGCAGAAGTAATAAAATATGAAAGCAAATAGATAAATAATAAAACTATAAAGTAATTTATATAGTATACGAATATAAGCATTGCGAAATTTAATCGTAGTGCTTATTTTAATTTTAATAAATCTATAGTAAAAAAAATGAAATATTAATATAGATACATAAAAAATGACGACCCTTCTGGAAAATATATGAAAATTTTTTTGGAAAATTTTTTGAAAGGGCATGAATGAAAAAGAGAGAGGGTGGCCTTGCGGAATGGATGAAAATTTTTGGAAAATTTTGGAAGGAGAACCGTGGGCGTTCTCAAACACCCCCTTTTATGGCGGTGGGTAGGTGGGTTAAATAGGTGGCCACCCCCATAGGGCCTACCCATACTATATATTCAGTGAACAAATTAAAATTAAACCATATTCTTTTTAGTTCTAACCGCTTAATAAAATAAAATGATATAAGTTATCATATAAATTATTTAAAGTCCTTACAGACAAAATAAAAGGGGTACTAACTAATTTTGTCCGTACCCCTTTTCCCTATCATGTTACGCCATATTATTTTTTAGTCCTCGTCTTCCCCCTCGTATGGTGTGGTATCTATAGTATCGCACCACAAACTTTCATCCTCAAAAATTTCAGACATATAACCGCTTTCGCTGATATATAACCTTACTTCTATACCGCTTAAAGATTCGTAATTTCCATATCCATTTTGTTGGATATAATCTTTATCTTTATCAAAACCTTCCTCAAGACTATTAAGCACCTCCAAAGGTGTGCTACTCATCAAGAAGTCATCCAAAGAACTCATTTCATAGAATTGTTCTGTAAGATTATACTTGTCGCAAAACTTGTTAAAAATCTCTACTTGTTTGTTATTTGAAAGGTTGTTAAATTCGTTCTCAAATTGTGCAAAAGTCATCATAATTCAATGTTTTAAATTTAACCGATACTTGAAATAGGGTGGTCGGTTGTTAACCCCTTTGTTATTGATTGACGATGCAAAAATACGCAATTAATTTTAATCTACCAAACATTTTACTAAAAATCTTCATAGTGTTAACTTTTATTAACAAATAACATATTATTCCTTCGTGTGTGTATATATAATAATATAATAACATACGCTATTAAGTCATTTATTTGCTTTGTATTCGTTTGAAATAATGATTTAGTATAATTGTAGGTTTATTCTATTAAAACCGCTTAAAAAGGAAATAAAGCATACATAAGCAAAAAAGTAGTACCCTAATAGATACTACCTTCAATTTATATTACTTCACCAACATACCCCATAACATTTTTAAGTCGTGTGCTTTGCCTATGTTGATAACGTTCTGTACTTTGTATGTAACGACTTTCGTTTGTTCCTCGCTTTCAAGTCCTGCCTCCGCCTGCTTGGTATTTTCCTTTTTTGGTGCAACATATATCCATCCTTCAATCTCTTTGCGTGTTGTCTCGTCCGTTACTACATTTCCGTCCAAAATAAAGACGTGTTCAAATGTGGTTTTGTCAGAAGGTCGGTAATTCATTGTAATATAGTATTGTTCACTATCTTTATCAGACTGAAGGATATAAGGATACATACCTTCTACAAAGTGCATTCCTTTGCGTGGTGCTGCTTTGTATTCTGTTTCTATTCCCTTCTTTTCTAATGTTGCGTTTACACTATTCACATAACTGCCAAAACGGCAATTTGTAATTAGTGTCATCTTTGTGACACGTCCAACAAAAGGACAACTTTTTACCTCCCCTAAATTTAGGCTCTGACTTCACGACCATTGCAGAACCAAACTTTGTGCTAATAGTCTTAATCAATTTGTAAACGCTTTCGATGTTTGTTGTATTATTCATAATTCAATGATAATTAATTTAACGGACATTTTATTTAGGTAGTTCGTTGTTTAACCTTTTTGTTTTGATTCACGTTGCAAAGATAGATAATTAATTTGAGTTATGCAAATAAAATAAAGTATTTAACATTATTTTAACAATAAAAACTACTCTTTGTTTTAATATCTATTGTGTCCATAATTCTTTTCCACGTAATGTTCACCGATTTTATTATAGATGTCTTCAATGTGGATAATTGCCAAAAGCAAAAAATAGACAACTATAATAATAACCCATGTAAAAGGGTTCTGACTTGTACACAAAGCAACAAGATTTGCCACGTTTAACAATATAGTTAAAAGACAAACTAAACCATACTTTATTAATTCTTTATCCATAATTTAATGATTTTAAATATTTTGTGGGACTATTCCCTTTCTGAATTACGTTTGCAAAGATAAGCAAATAATTTTAATCAGCCAAATGTTTTCTAAAAATTATTCTTCTCTTTAACTTTTATTAACAAATAGGTGCTTTTTATTGAACTTTTTCAGGACTTATATATTTAGACCAAATTTCAACATCTTTTGCAATAAAGAAATACATTCTTTCTTGGGTATAAATGGTTAAATTAGTTTCATTTAATGACTGAAATTTGTTGTCATTGTTTATAATAAAAGCAGAATCGAAACGACAGAAATTCTCATCAATTTTGGCTAAAACTTCTGTTGGTTTACATTTTTCCAACATCTTATCTAAATTATCCATTAAATAAATTTTATCATCAAAGTTATGCTTTTCGCAAAAATGGTTATAAATGTCCACTTTTTCACTTGGAATCAAGTTTTCAAAATAAAGCATAAATGTATACATATCTTTCATAATTCAATGTCTTTAAGTTTAACCGACACTTTAAATAGGGTAGTCAGTTGCTTAACCCTTTGTTATTTATTTATCAAATAGACACCTAAAAACATAAAGCAATATGAAATCATTTTCCAATCACTCAAAGTTGAGTAAGTGTGTGCAACATGAAGTAATATTATTAACAATAATATTAAACCAATCAGTATTATAGTTAATTAAAGTTAACGCGTGTGTTATACTTGTACTTATATAAGTCATTGTTTGGTTATTGCTTATGTATATTATACGTGCGTATGTGTATATATAATATAACAATAAAGGGACAGCAATATAAATTAATATCCCTATTATCCGTTATTTCTGTTTGTTTTTTAATATTCTTTTTCCTCAAAGTAATCAATAATCTCATCAATATTATCATTAATAGTTACCATGACATCGGCTGATGTACCACTTATAACATTTCCGTTGTGGTCATATTTAAAGAAACTGTCGTATGGATTAAACTTTCCCGTTGCAAGTTTGCGTGCAATTTCAAATGGTGAGTAGTCTGCAAATTGATTATCAAAGTCGCTCATTGCATACCATTTGTTTGGTGACTCTACAGCGTCCCAATACTCTTCCGCATATTGAAATTTCTCTACTGGTGACAAAGTTTCCCACTTATCATATAAATTTTCCATATCTATATTTTACTTTTTATTATATATTTATTTGCTTTAAAAATTAATTTAATCTTATATAATTATCATACATACTCTATTTGTACTTATTTAAGCATGTATATTTGTTTTATAATTCGTCAGCGTTATATTCTATAATTTTATCAATGTCAGAATTAATATCCTTCATTACATCTTCTGCGTTTCCGCTAACTAAAAGATGTTGTTCGTTATATTTAAAGAAACTATCTCTTATATCAAACTCTTTTGGTTGTATTATGCTTAAAACATCAATAGGTTTGTAACCTTTTAGTTTTGTATCTATTTCATTCATTCCATACCACATTTTTGGTGAGTTAACACTCTTCCAATACTCTTGTGCATAAAAGAATTTATCTATAGGGGATAATGTTTCCCAAATTTTATATAAACGTTCCATATATTATTAACTATACAATTTATCTATTATATTTAATAAATATGTTTATTGATGATATTGTTTATCTTAAATCAAATCATCACCCCAATATAGAGTTTCTGAAAGTTCAATCTCACCTCCCAAACGAATTAACTTATTATCAGTTAATTCTAATACAAAATAACCTGCGATAATAACATTATCCATTAAGATAATATTTGCGGACATAATTGCTTTACCTTTAATAATAACATTATCAGTAGTTTTTGTTTTACCACCAATAGTTACATTATCTTTAATTTTAGAATTACCTCCAATTACCGCAAAGCCACCTACTTCTGCATAACCTCCAATGATAGAGTTATCTTTGGCAATACAATTACCGCTTAATGTTGCATAATCTTTAATTGTTGCTTTGTCGCATACTTTGATACTACCTTCAATAGTTACATGACCACGTACAACTGCATTTCCTTCTATAATCGCTTTGCCGTTAACTTTTACATAGCCGCATATCATGGCATTGTCTTTTACAATAGAATTTCCGTCAATTACAACACTTCCATAGATGATAACATTATCACGTACTTTAGCGTTACACATAATCATGCTATCTCCAATAACAATAGCGTTATCGTATACCCAACAATTTCCTTTTTCGCTTAGAAAAAATTCTTTTTCAATCCAACCGCCCAAGTCACCTTTTTTAACGTCCCCAAAGTCCTTGAGTGCCTCTATACGATATATTGTTTTACCCCTAAAGGTTTTTGAAATATCCGTTCTTATTTTATATTTCGTGTTCATAATTCTATTTTGTTATTGATTTATGTATGCAAAGTTAAACAATTTATTTCAATTTACCAAATTATTTATGTTAATAAAATAAAAAACCATAACTACTTATCTCAAGCGGTTATGGTTTTGAAAAATAATTAACTAACTAAATATTAACATTAACTACATTGTGATTACCTTACGGTACAACGTTTAAAACTACAAAACTTATCTATTCAATATTTGAGATTGAATGCCAACTATTATCGGTTTGTTTCCATGCAACTTCGAACTCTTCCTTTTATCCCCAAAGGTCAGTTTAAGCACTGATACGTTGTCTTTAACGTCCTTTAGTGTTATCTCTGTTGCAAGTCCCCCTAAAGTTTCATTCAAGCGTTCAGAAAGGATTTCTCGCTTTCTGAACTTTATAGGTTTCCAATTCTTTAATAAGTTGGACTTTATTACATCTCTAAATGTACACATAATCTTATATCTTACAAATGGAAATTTGGTTTAATACGCTTATATGTCTTCTCGTTTGGACATTTGTTGCTTGATACAATAACGTCCATTGCCCATGAGCCGACAAATTTCAGTTCCCCTTCGTTAGGGATGTAATCGTGAGTTTTATCATAACTTAACTTTGTAAGGATAGGTAGTGGATGTACGGCTAAATCATCACTTGTCTTACCACTTGGACAATCTTCAATGTCGACAAATTCCTTCTTTGTCTTATTGATAAAGTAGCGGTACTCATTTATCTTCAAGTCCTTTACATCCTCATCGGTGTGATTGATACGTGCCATATCCCAATGATTATGTTTTCCGTCCACTTCGTCCGCATAGTCACCTGCCCATGCCATAGGATAACCTTTATACTTTCCGTCCTCATCGTTAATGAGAGATGCAAATGTATTTACGAATCTGTTACCAACATAACTATGTTCCATTAATTTAGCACCACAACATAAATCATGTGAGTGCAAAGATGCAACTACTTTCTTACTATCCTTCTTGTCAATAATGACAGGTTTAAAATATTGTCCCATAATTCTTAATGTTTTAATTGTTTGTTTCAGCACTATAACTGATTGACGTTTGCAAAGGTAAGGATAATTTTTAAAACACGCAAGTAAATTTCTTATTTTAACTTTTAATTAACATTTGAATGATTATAGAAGATTATATAATATACACATGAATGAATCTAATATATGCGTTTTAAGGCGTTTAAATAATACTAACCTTATATGTACCTATAAAGTTGATTATAAGCTATTAGAAAGCAAAAGAAACCCCATAAAGGAATATATCAATACCTTTATAGGATAACTATGTTTATATTGTTCCGTACTCTAATATGTTGAAATGTTCCAATATATCCATAAACACAATATCACACATAGAATAAGAAATTTCATGCTCATTTAATGTCTTTTTAGTACGTAAGTAACACTCTTCACAATAAAGTGTAAATATGTCTTTATTTTTGTCGTATTGCACTTTATTGACAACAAACGCAAATCTATTCCCTTCACAAACACTTAATACACAGGGACGTAAATACCTTTTCTTTATAGTAAAATCGACTTCAAAAGTATTGAATTTCTCCATACGATTTATAGCGTCTTTTCTATCTTGTTCTATACAAGTTTTATATAATTTTCCCATTGTTTATAATTTTATGTAAAACAAGTATATTAACTTGTATACTGCTATTGCAAGCTAAAACACTTGTTTTACTTTTATTGATTTATGCTTGATGTGTAATACAATTAGTATCATTTAATAAGTCTTCTACAAAGTCCATAACCTTTGTATAGAAAGGTACTTTGTAAGGAACTATTTTGTTTAATGTTTTCAAGAAGTCTTCTCGTGTGCCATACGTATTTATGTTTTGCCACATATCATTACTACGTGTATATGTGAATGGGTAGCCATTATCCATAAATTCACACCCACAATAATAATCGGTTTTACGGCTAATATAAGCGTCACCCAAAAAGATTGCTCTATCCCATATTTCCACGTTACCACAAATAACAACTTTGTCACGTGCTATTATATTACCATGTACACACGAATTACCGCACATCATTGCTGAATCGGTTAATTCAACATTGCCAAGCAAACGTGCCTCACCGCACGCATATGAGTAGTCTCTTAAAAAGCTACGACACGTAACAATTGCCCCGTCAAATACTCTCGCATGATTCTGTATAAGTGACTGACCACTTACCCTTGCTTGTCCAAATACTTCTGCGTAGTCCATGATTTTAGCGTTTTCAAAGACTTTTGAATCATCGTACGCTTTTGCGCTATTATATATCCAACAATTACCTTTGTGAGAAAGATTTTCCTCCTTCTCAACCCAACCGCCAACATCCCCCTTCTTTACATCGCTAAAGTCTTTTAACGCTTGAATACGATATAGAGTGTGTCCATTATGGTTAATCTTTTCACTCTTTAATAACTTAAATTTCTTTGTTCCCATAATTCTATTTTAATTGTTTTAATTCATTCTGTAGGACTATTCCTTTTTGATTTATGTTGCAAATTTAAGCAACTTATTTCAAACTACAAAATAAAATCATATGTTTAACATTTATTTAACACTTAGCAAAATCTTCAATCTATTGAATATATTATATACGCATACACGTAAGATTAAATATAACTCAATATTTTCGTTTTAAAGCGTTTAAATTCGTGTTATGGTACATTTACCTATTATGTATAATTAAACCCATTAGAACACATAAAAAACCCCTATAGGATAAACATATTTAAATGTTATACCTATAGGGAGAATCAACAACATATTTAACATTAAGAATTAAAGTTTTTCCAATTCATGTGAGTATGCCTCCAACTCACACCCTAAATCATCGGACAAATGGATAATAGTTTCCTCGTTTTCATTGTCCAAGTCGGTATCATTTCCTCCTATTGAGTCAATTGCCCAAACTCTATTTAAATCTCGTGTTTCCTCGTCACAATCGTGGTAGAGGACACAATCACCAACCATTAAAGGTTGCTTATTTCTATCATGGACGACCCTTGAGTTAAAGACTCGTAGGCTTCGGGTTTCTCTGAGGAATGGCTTTCCAAAAGGTCGGCTCTTACTTCCTCTCCACCCGTGTAATCGACAGTCCCTGCCGATGTATTATTTAACTTTCCCATTTTACTATGCAAAGATACGCAAAAAATCTTATGTAACCAAATTTTTGATGTTAATAAATGTTTTATTTCTCAATCACATACTTAACACGTTCCAAGATTGTTTTTGGTTTTACAAGTTTTTGTTCTGCTTTCATTACCTTGTAAATCATTTCTGAATTTTCACTTCTTAACTTTGCAATTTCCTCCGATAACTTCTTATTTCTGTTTCTTACTGAATTATATTGTTCCTGACTGATAAACTTTCCTTCCTCGTTTCGTGCTTGCTGATAGCGTGTAATTTGCTTTTGTAGCCCTTTAAGTTCCTTTTCAGACTTGATACACTTATCTTTCGCAAAATAATACATATCTCTCCATTTGTCCCTTTCCTTAACAATATATTTCAATATTACAGAAGTTGGAATATTATCATTAGGACGTTTGCTATTATTATCCATAAACTACTCAATTTAATTTGTTTGTTTTATTTGAGTGGGTTAATATTTCAAACCCACTCTTAATTATTTACCACTTACAACGAACGTCACCTTCCTTTACAATAAATTCAGTATTAGGCATAACGAATTTACCCTTCTTAAAGTTGTCAGCCGTTTTCTTAAACTTCAAACCTACTACTACATTTCCGTCCTTATAACGTGCGTCATATTTGTCTCCGTCAATAACATTATAACCCATAAATGTTTTTGGCATTGTTTCTGTACCAAATACAACGGCAATACGTCCGCCTTCCTTTAGATAGTCCATACCTATATTGAAGTTCTCTTTAGACCCATCCAACGACCATGTAATATTATAGTTAGGATATTGTTTCAAAAGTTCCAAATAGTTAGGTACTTTCGTGTAATCATAAAACATTACATTAGGAAACATTTGTAAGATATTCTTTTTACCTAACTTGAACAATAAAGGACTTAAATCGCTTGTTCCATTGATACGTACTGAAAACTCGTGTCCCTTCAATTTTGCACGTTTCTTTTCCAACTTAATTTCATGCAACATTAAACGCATGAATACTTCTCTATTAGCAAAGAATAAACGTGTCTTTGTAACACGTGAGCTGTCTATATCATCACGACCCGACAAACGGCTAACCTTGTTACGTCCACTTCCCATAAGGCAATTTGCTTTACACATTGTATTTTGTGGGCAAACGTTAAAACCACTCAAATCGGCTGCAGCCAAATATAAACAATATGTTGAGAACTTATGTTCATATGAGTGCAACATCTTTGCGCTTTGTGCCACGCTACCTAAATATGTAACACCAACTTCCTTCAATGTTGCGGTATAACTTTTCCACTTGATGTTTTTAAGTCGGTTCATTTCACTATTGAAATCTGCAAACTCACTCTTTGTCATCAATCTTTCCTTCATAATTCTTTTGTTTTAATTTGTTTGTTTTGTGGGACTATTCCCTTTCTGAATTACATTTGCAAAGGTAAGGAAATAAATTGAAATAACAAAATATTTCCTTACGTTTAACATTTATTTAACAGAACTATGAATATGCTTTAACAAACTAAACATATCATCAATAGATAAATCGTTTATAGGTATAGGCAGCATGCTATTGGATGTTTTCAATAATACTTTATCATTTTCTATGAACACAGCAGTTATATTGTATTCCCACGCATATACAGAACACTTAAACGTATTATTAGAAGATAGTAGAAAACATCTTTCGTCTTCATCCTCTAAAACTTCCCTAAACTTGTTGGTAAGTTCCTCTCTCAAATTGGTTATTGTTTCTAACAAAGCAATATCGTTTTTGAAATAACATTCAATTGCTCTATATACTTCATCATCGCTATAGTATATGCAAAAGATACAATCAATATACCCTTCATCATCCATTTTTACATCTGATGATAAATCTTTGGTATTAACGACTTTAATACACAATTTCTCTCCAATTAAAGCAATATCTGTGACTTCTGTTTCGTATGGTTCTCCGTTTTTATTGGAAAGTAAAACAAATGGTATTTCAATATCAATATTTTGATATTTTTTGAATGAAATATGTAATTTATGGTTCTTACACATTAATTCCTTCGCTACTTCTCTATTATTTTCTAAAATTTCACTTAAACTTTTCATAATTATAATTTGTTTTTTATTTTTGTGTAATTGTTACTTTAGTGAGTTTCAACCATTGATACCCTAAAGCGGTTTTACGCTTTTTATTTGCACATGCAGCGATATTTCCTATAGTTGCTTTACTATTACTACCCAAAGCAATTGCAGCCTCCGTGCATGAATTATAACGTGCAATTACTTTTCCGTCCTTCACTTGTGCAACGGCTACAGATTGATATTTCTTTTTATTATTTTCTCCCATAACTTTATCCTTTGTTTTTATTCTAACTTAATCGGAGAAATGCCACACGTTTTCAACATTTCATTTACTTTGTCCATGTTGGTTTCCTTCTCCGCACCAACTTCCTCCAAAAAGTCACCCAATGTTTGTCCGAGAAAAGAAACACCACCAAAAGGGGTTGAATCATCTTCCAACACAACATTTAGATATTTGCTTACTGACTTGTTACTCATGACTTCTAATTTTATATATTTATATTTTTATTTATTTATAACTTTATATTTAGATATATTGATATATTAAAATATTTGTATCTTTATTCATAACCTCCCTCCACTTGAAAGGAGGTTATGTTTGTTTTGCTTAATCTGTAGTTCTTAAAAAGTAACTTAAATTATCACCCTTGAAAGTAGAGAGTGCTTTATCTCGTGCAACATAATAGAGTTCAGTGTATAAACTTGTAAGTTGCTCATTTCCTCTCTCATGTAATTCCCACGCCTTGATGTTGAGTGCCATTGCGAACTCTGTAAAATATTTCACATCGTCCTTCCACTCTTTTACAACACGATTAAAGGTTTCCTCAATTGCCTTCTGTCCTCCCATTAATTCTGCAATTGTCAAATCGCTTGAAAATGTTGTAAAACGTTCATAACCACTTTGTAACATTACGTTTTCAAAGTACTTTTCACTCATCATTGCTGCTTGAAATACGTTCATAATTCTTGAATTGTTTTAATTTGTTCTATGGGAATATTCCCTTGTTGTTTTGAATTACACTGCAAAGATAGGAATAAAAGTTGGAATGTACAAGTAAATTTTTCTTTTCAACTTGAGATTAACATTTTATTAAAAATTTGTTAAACTGCTAATCTCTTCACGTGCGTGCGCATGCGTATAATAATATATAATATAATAGTAATATATATAGGCCTATAATATATTTAATATATAAATTATATAATAATTAAAATAATATATAATAATAAATTTATTAGATATATTATTATATTATAAAAAGAAAAAATATAAAAAAGAAAAAGTTGAAAGTTACTTGATGTAATAGAGAAGTCATTGTTAGGAAAGTTTTTATTAAAAATAAAAATCATATTCCAACTTTAGATTTTAAAAATTACCGTGGCCAGGCCATGAAAAAAATAAAGAAATTTTCACTTTTCAGAATTTTTTGAGTAGAGTAGAAAAGGAATAAACGGCTCAGAATAGAGTTTATTTGCTCTCTAAGCCGTTATAACCACATCAGCGGTATAATTGTACCCTAAATCAAAAATAAGCCGTTAGAACGCAACAAATAGGGTTTTGTCGTAAATCATTTCTTTTGAATAACATTGTACAACCAAACGGCACATATGCAGTCCAAAGTTTTCATGAGAACCAACTTCACCTTGATTCCAAATCTCATTTAGCTGTTTTGTGACAACAATCTTACCATAAGTATTGCTTAATCTTTCCAAAGTGTTGTACAATCTTCTGCAAGCGTTCTCGTCATAGCAAAGATACCTTCTTTCTCCAATCTCATTAATATCTTTTCCTTCACGATGTAGTCCAACTTCATAAAACCAAAATTGTCCCAAGTTAGGAATAAACTTGTTTAGTTTCGCAAACGAAGGACATGTTTTTTTATATAACCCCACTTTGTAATAAACTTTACCAATTCTTTCCTCTATGCGTTCTACTTTTACCAAACAGCCATAATTTTCCTTATAACTATCTACTATTTCAGGAACACTGAAACGTTCTACCTTATAGTGGTGAAGTATTGCAGAATTATTATTAAAAGATACTTCGGTAATTTCTAACTTTATCTTTGGTGTAAAAGTTAAAATAAGTTCTGAAAAATTATTTGTTCTATCTTTCAATAACTTGTCAACTGCTGTAGAAATTGTTTCGTTAAAAAACTCTTTCAACTCATCTAAATTCTTAATCTCTTTCATAATTCTATGTTGTTTATTTGTTTATTAATTTGTTTTCAATACTATTGTTTACTCACTTACAGCGTAAGTTAAGAAATTGCAAAGTGTTAAGAAGTCATACTCAAAATGATTGATAGTGAGTTGTTCAACAAAACCGAAGTTTTCTACATACTCAATGTAAAGTGTATCATCTTTAATAAAAATTCTTTTCAATACACAATTATCATGGAACGCAACAAACTCGTATTTTTTCTTAAACACTATCTCACCGCCACGATTTGTTACAACTTCTTTTAAAGCATTAACAACATTCTGTACAGCAATACCCATATCTTGAATAGTTTTAGTTGCTATCTCTAAATTCTTTTTGTTTATATCCTTTGTTTCCATAATTCTATTTGCTTTAAATTGTTTATTATTGATTTATGATTGCAAAGTTAAGCATTTTATTCTAAACTACCAAATTTATAGCGTTAAACAAAGTTAAACAAAAACTTTAATGAAAAATAAAAAGTAGTGTGCTAACTATATCAGTTAAAACACACTACCATAAACAATTTATAGAATTATGAAGTATTAATAATCAAGTTCAATATATCCGTCACTAATAAGTTCATGTAGAGAAACTTCTGATAAAAGTTTATTAATCAAAAATTCTCTCAATACTTTCTTAAAAGATATTTTTGTTTCACTATCAGTATCGAAAGCAAAATCATACCAAACATCAGTATTGAAATAGGTATCAACAAGTTCCTTTAACTCATCATTTGTTTTATTTCCCAACAAGTTTTTATAACCCTTAGAAAGAAATAGAAAATATTTCAAGATAAGTTCCAAATTTTCATTTTTAGTATTAGTTGTTGAAATAGTAAGTTTATTAAATGTTTTTGAATTATTCTCTTTAAGATTAATTAATTCTATAAGAATAATATCATCGTTATTTTCTAAATACCAACGATATGAGTAACCAAGTTGATAATTTGGTTTTCCAAGTATATTTTGAATGTCATTAACAGACAAATCAACTTGTTTAATATCTGTTTCTATAAGTTCAATATTACCCAAATCTTCCACTTCATTGTTATACAAAGAATAAATATCTGATGTAACCTTTGGAAAATTAATCTGTAGCATAACTTAATGTTTTAATTTGTTGTTGTGGGACTATTCCCTTATCATTTACGATTGCAAAGGTAGATAATTTATTTCAAACATCCAAATAAATTGACATGTTTAACATATAATTAACAATAACATAAACGCTATATAATATATACGTATACACGAAGGAAATAACAAACTTGAATAAAAGCGTTTTAAGAAGTTAAAATATATCTGAATGAACAATTATACTAAAACATAGAATAATACGTTTAGAACGAAAGAAAAGCGGTATATAAGCAATTGTATGCAAATATACCGCCTAAACATCTTAATTAGTTGTCTTACTTACTTCTTTCTTACAAAATACTTTCCGTCGTAGAAGTCGTAAATATCATATGTAGGGTTTTTGCTACAGATATTTTTCAGTGAGCCTTCTAACAAGTATGAAATTTCCTCATAACCTTCTGTGTCCTTGTCGTGTATCTCTTCCTTGCTGTAAGCACAATCCAAATCATACTTACTTGTGTTGACAAAAGACATAGCACACTCGTCATTATCATAAATGATTTTGATATTATTCTCATTGAGTTTATCCTTCATCTTCATAAACTCCTCAACAAGTGCCTTCTGCTCGTCTGTAAGGGATAGAGCCTTGAGAACACCCTCCTTGATAGTTTCTGTTCCATTCTCTGATACCTTAATGTCGTTCCAAGCGAGAGCCTCCTCCCTTGTCTTGTAAACACCCTTAAAGTTATTATCAATCTTTCCACTCTTTCCATAGATGATAGGGAAATATGTGTATACCTCCTCAACATCACCATTTGCAAACTTGTAAGATACAAAATAGTACTCATTAGTACCACCATTATTAACAAATTTTGCAGGCAAGTCACGTACCGATGTTAAACCATTCAAGAAGTTTTCGAGTGAAAATTCCTCCTCGATACGTACATCTTCCTCAAAGTCCTTAACTGAATTGTAAGCGACAATATTTTTCATAACCTTACCTTCATTCTCTCCTTTTGGTGTGACCATGTAAGAAACTTTACCGCTTAATGTGTTAATACTCTCAAACTTAACATTGCAAAGTGTCAATGTATCACCAATCATTACATAAGCGTTAACACTTGAAGATGTAATCACACGAATAGTTAAATTTTTCATAATTCTTAATTGTTTTAAATTGTTTATTAATTTGTTGTTTGTTTATTACTGAATTGTGAGTGCAAAGGTAAGCATTTGTTTTTAAACCACCAAATATTTTCTCACTTTTAACATTAATTTAACAAATAGATTTTATACATTCCATAAGTTGCTGTAATAGTGCATATCTTTCCTCCAAATACATTCCATTAAATAGGAACGTTTCAGAATCAGAAGAAGTTTCTAATACAACTCTCCCTTCTTTCAAATATATTCTCTTAATACCTATTTCTCTTGTACCTAAAGAAATATAGTACACATCACAATCTTTGAAGGTAAAACTTTTCTCGTCCTCGTCATTTAGGAGTTCGATAATTTTTTGTTCTATCTCCTTACCAAATTGACGAATCTTATCATTAAAATAAAGTAAGTTTACACAATAAAACTCAATAGCACAATATACTTCATTGTTGCTATAAGATAAACAATTAATGCTATTAATATACCCTTCTTTATCCATAGAAACACTTGAAGATAAATCAGTGGTATTAACTACCTTAATGTATATATCTCCTTCACTTAGTTTAATATCAGTGACTTCTGTTTCATAATATTCTCCATTATGATTATCAAGAATAACACATGGCGCATCAGTGAGCCTTCCATACTCAGAATTATCCGTAATGGAAATATGACTAATATTATTAGATAACATCAACTCAACTGACTTCTTCATATTCTCTTTTAGAACTTCATTTAATGACTTCATAACTCTTAATACTTTGTTTAATTTGTTTATTGATTTACGACTACAAAGATACTAACTTAATTTGGAAACACCAAATATATTTTTGTATTTAACATTTAATTAACATATCGCTTTATAGGTTATATACTATATACGCACACGCAATATAGTATACTATTTAAAATAAAACGTTTTAAGCCGTGAGAATTACTCACGACTTGTAATTTATCATTGCATAACTTATAACGTCTCATAGCGCAAATAAACCATATATAAAAGAAAATCTATCACTACTTATCACAAGCAATGATAGATAAATGTAAATAACAAACTAAATTATAACTATTCTTCCATATTATCTATTTTGTCCTTCCACTCCCCATAACTGCGTGACGTTATAATCATGATTACAACCACCACTAAAATAAAAATCATTATCATTCCTTCATACGTGCATAAGTTCCTACAAGTTCATTCAAAATTTCTAACCAATCACCATAGTGAAAATCAGAACAATATTTCAAATCTTCTGTAAACTCTTCTCCATTAGCAATATAAGTAATATAAATTGTTTCCGTTTCGTCATTCACTGACAATTCTTTGACGTTGATATCCAACAATGATTTATCCGACCACCCATCAAAATCAGGTGCTAAAGTAGAGTAAATAACTTCCACTTTTCCTCCCATTGTCACAACAATATCACGCATAACATTCAATACTTCCTCCGCACCCTTTTCTAAATTTGCTCGTGCATTCATTGAACGTTCAGAAAATTTCAATTTCATTGATTTATCCATAATTCTTAAATGTTTAATTGATTTGATTACAAGTGCAAAGATAAGAATTTAATTTGAAATGAACTAATAAAATTGATAGTTTAACAAATATTTAACACTTGAATGATTATTGTCTATATATAATATTCTATACACATACATGAAGGGATACATAAACCTATTTATTTGACTTGTAAGACGTTTAAACAAACTATCTATATAAGTTATCGGATAAATTAAAATAACGCTTTAGAAATGAAATAAAGTGTATATATAAAAAATCTACCATTACTTATCTCAAGCAATGGTAGAGAAATTTAGAAAATAAACTCAAAATATATATTTGTCTGTTTGTTTGTGATAAACTTGCGGTAAATTAATCAAAATACATTCTATCACATAATGTTAAAACATCTTCCATGTGCATAGAGTCGATATTTACCCACTTATCACACTTCTTTCCGTTCTCAACAACTACATGACCCTCCATAGATGTAAAGTATTGAGTTTCATTTACTCTTACTTTGTCGATATATAAGAGAGAACAAATTTTATTATTTGCTGTGCCACTCAAAAGATAAAAGCTAAATGGGTTGTTATTTCTTAAAACAGAAATACCTTCTGTACCATACTTCTTAACACCACTTTTAACCTCATCAAAAAGGTTACGATAGCTATTAGAAATATCTTCTAAATAACCATTAACTATAGCCTTCTTATTTGTCATAATTATTACTTGTTTGAATTGTTAAAATTTAGCACAATCAATAATACCAAAGACTGTTTCAATGTCAAAATCGCTAATTTCTATCCACTCATCACATACTTCATGGTTATTACTTACCACGTGTACTTCAAGTACCATTTCGGGGTAAACTCTATGAGAGACACGAATAGCGTTAATTTCATAACGAACGCACTCGCTATCATCATAAATAGCGTCTGCCACATAATTATAATTGTCCCAAACAACTGGCAAACCCTTCTCACCATGTTTCTTTAAGTGCTTTGCCACATAATCAATAGTTGAGTTATAATGATTATAGGTTTCTTTCATTAACCCATTCAAAGTTTCCTTAACGTCCTTCATATTCCTAAAAGTTTAATTTGTTTTTATTGATTTATATTGCAAAGGTAATAATAAAGTTTTAAATAGGCAAATAAAAACCCACATTTAACATTTATTTAACGTTTATAATGTTCTTGTTTCTATTGTAGATATTATAACTATTAATGACTATTGACATTTCTACAAATGCTTTATCTATATAGAACTTTCTCGCCCATTCCTTTGCCTCCTCTAATGTTGCAAAACTATTAGTTGGCGTATCATCATCATATTCCATATAGAAGTCGTAACACGTTTTATTAAAGCGTGAAGATTTAGTAATCTTACATATACCTTCACTTGTTACGGCTAACAAATCACCTTCCATTTCAAACCATTCAAGATTAACCGACTTTTCGGCTATCTTATTTATATTAATTTCCTTTTCCATATATAAATTAATCTAAATTCATTTCATATATAGCCTCCATGTTTCCTGCCTTATTAATCTCAACATAACAAGACTTATCAGACTTCTTACAATAGTAAACGTCCTCCGCTATTGAAGATGCACAATTTTCCAAATAACTCTTATCATTATTGAATGTAAGAAATTTTCTCGCAAGTTCCAAACCGCTATAAGTGCCGTTCTCTATTTCCTTTGCGTGTTCTCTAATTGATAGAATAGGGTTTATATATACATTACTCATATTTCTAAATTTAATATATGTTAAAAAAATATGTTAACAATCTCCAATCATAGGAGGACATATTAAATCAAATAATTGTTCCTCAACAACCTTCTTGAAAATATGATATAACATAATTTGGTCTTTTAATCGTAATTGATTTATATATATCCATTTGTCACTAACCTTATCATAGAACCTTATTGAACCATTAAAACATACAACCTTTGTAAAAGTAAAATGTCCATTTACATTTGGTATGGTACGAACATTCTCATTAGCAATAATTTCATTATTATTTAACGCTAAGAAAGTTGCAAACTTGTCAATTATTTTCTGAGACAAATCACTTTCTTTCTCACTTAATTCATAAATTGTTTCAGTCAATGAAATAGCCTTATAAATAACTTTTAAATCATTGTCGCTTGATAAATCATACATAGGGATAAATTTATTATCCAAACAATCAAGTCTATTAACGCAATGGAAATAAATATCACCCTTACTAAGTACAATGTTACATACATCATACTCTATATTATCTTTATAAACAATAGGACAATTAGTAACAAATGAAATATTATTACGATATTTCTTTTGCATATACATACGCAAATTATTTACATCACCTTCACTAAATCTTACTAACTCACTCATAATTCTTAATATTTTAATTTGTATATAATTGAATTGTGGATGCACAAGATAAAAAAATAACTTGAACTATACAAATAATTCAAGTTAATAAAAGTTAATTACCATGCGGTACAATTTTTCTAAAAACTTTATTTATGTAAGTGGACATAAAACACATCAGCACCACTTGAATAAGTAAGAACCTCTCTTAAAAGATGATTGCATATATATTCCCAATCATCTTTTTTCTCAACCAACTTGCCATCAATATATACATCATCAATGATTAATACATCGGGTAGACATGTTCTAAGAACTTCTAAATCAATTTCATGTAACTTACAAGTTGTTACACGTTCTCCTTCAGTATTTGGAATAATATCTTCCAATACACAATTATCAAACTTATCTTCTCCACTCTTATTCTTCTTGATATGTGGTAGAGTAAGTTCATTTATTCCTTTATGCATTGTGTCAATTACAAGCGCACTAAATTTTGTCATAATAAATTCTGTTTAATTATTTTCTTCTTGGTTTATTCTTTTTCTTTCGATTTCGCTTATTAAAATAAGGTGCTGACCCACTTCTATCTTTCCCTTCCGACTTAAATTTCCTCAGCATATAATCATGCAAAAAATCAGTAGTTGGTTTTAAATGCCAAGCAAAACTATTAAAATCTTCCATAATTTATATTAATTTGAACGACACAAAATTACAAATAAAAAATCAATTATCCAAATTAATTAATTATGTTTAACAAAGTTATTTATTTTCATTCTAAGACGTTTTGTTCATTCAAACATATAAACTTATATCATGGATAACAAAACATCCTCAGAGGAACTTAAAATCGCAAATACAATTAATAATGTACGTATGCATATATAATATTATACCAAATATCATATATCTGACATAACTGTTAAAAAATACTTATTCAATGAATTTATTTCCTGAATTATTTGGTTATTCGAATAAAAACCCTTACCTTTGCATTGTGATTGATAAAAACAGGTAATCTTTCACATATCCGATAGGAATGGTCCCTTTCTGGATACATACACACTACCTGTACTTATTTAAGTATGATAAATCGTTGTAAGTCAACAAAGGTGTCTTATATTCAGTCACCTGATATGAATGATAATGAAGATTATAAGCAGAAGGTTAATATTGATTTAACCAAGGAACAACTGGACGCTTACAACCTTCATGTCAGAGAGTTCGAAAAATAAAAGTTGAACGGGTTAGATACTCATTCAATATTAAAGGAAGGTGTCAATAATTTGGATTCAAATGGACTCCTTCAGATATTGTTCTATTTCGACGTTGAAACCGATGAACAATTCAAAGTATATAGAAATACAATTGTTCAAGTAAGTGTTTCTTAAAAGGAAGTATTAGGTTGATAAAGATTTTGAATGAAGTTTTTTCATAGTTTAAAATTAAGTTATTATTTATTATAGTGGCGTGCACGTTGAAGAATAAAGCGTTATAACACCCACGTGCACAGAAGCTATAAAACGTTATTAAACCACTTTTATTAGGACATTAAAGTGTAATACTGTACTTAAATAAGTCATCAAATGAAAGCATCATCACATTGTACGATGCTATTTTTTAAAAAATGACTCACTTTAAATCCTTACAATAATCCAACATAGACAATAAGTATCTCGAAATAGTTCGTATGATACACAGATATTCATGGATGGAAGTGTCAAGTATTCCTTTACAGATGGTACATTATATGGTATATTATACCAAGGGTGTGAATTATATATAAGTATATAAATATATATTCTCTTCTACTACTCTTATGATTACCAATGCTTACATATAATATAAGGTTATACACAACAGACACACCAGCAGAGATAATGTATACATAGATTATGATGATACGATAAAGATATAAGATAATACATCCATCATCAGACGATACATATATCTCAAGTTCCAATAAAGAACACATGATAAGCAGTTAATATAATGATATGATTTCTAAAGAGAAACAAATATGATATATACTATTAAGATGGGAATTATAGATACGATATAAAGAAGAAAGATATAAAAAAAGTATATGTGATAAAGATATAAATAATAAACCTTCAATCTATTAAAAAAATGCAAAGTATGTACTTAATTAAGTATGGATTTTATGAAATAGAAAAAATAATACTGCTATTATAAAATGTTAATGTAAATGCTAAGGGGTGTCCTATTATACGGGACATCCCTTCTTTTTTATATCAGCCTTCTTATTATTATGTGATGTGGTACGTGCCAATATAGGTGGGCAGGTAGGGTGATGTGTACCATAATGTGTACACGAGATAGGTAGGGTGGTGGACAGAAAACTTGCATAAAAATTGCATACGAGTTAAACACTATGAAAGATATTTAAACACTAATTTATAAATTATGGATAGTTAAACGATTTAACATAATGTATAATTTATCCTTCCTGTTCTACGTGATTTTTGCGCAGTATGTACTTATATAAGTATGAACTTATTGATTATCAAGGTATATAGTATGCTAAAACTCAAACAAAGACAGAACCTTGTTCTTTATTAGCTTCTTGCTTCAACCTATCATTACTTTTTAGGTCCATTGCTGGACGGTCATCCATAGGAGGATAGTCCACAAGCGTAAATTCGGTAGTACTGCTACCTAATAATCTCATTCCCTCATGTAAGATATTTATTGCTGCATTAATGTCCCTGTCATGTTTTGTACCACATTCTGGACAAGTCCATTCTCTAACACCGAGTGTTAAATCTTTGTACTTATACCCACAGTGGCTACATGCCTTACTTGAAGGATAATATCTATCAACAAATACAATTTTCCTGTTATACCACCTTGCTTTATACTCAAGCATCCTTCTGAACTCACCAAAGTTCACTTCCGATATACTTCCAGCAAGCTTGTGGTTTCTTAACATTCCCTTTACATTCAAGTCCTCCACACAGATAACTTGGTTTTCGTTAATCAGTGAATTGGAAACTGAATGCAAATAGTATTGCTTCTTATCATTTATCTTTTTGTTTGCTTTAGCAAGTTTTATCCTTGCTTTATATCTGTTGTTACTTCCTTTCTGTTTTCTTGATAACTGCTTCTGTAATCTCTTTAACTTATTTGCTTCATTCTTGTTAAAATGTAAGTTATTGAATACTTCACCTTTAGATGTTATAATAAAGTTCTTAATACCAAGGTCAATACCTACACATTTATCAGTGTCTTGTATTCCTTTATGTGTTAAATCACCGTCAACTAAGATTGACAAATGATATTCGCCACATGGTAGTTTCGATAAGGTTGCTTGTCTTATATTTGCTTTATGTTTCTGCAAGTACTCAGCATACTTCTTGCTACATCTGAACTTAATGTCCTTTATATTAGCAAGTGATAATTTATAATTTGTATAAATATTCCTTTTAGAAATTGCATCAACTGGAAATCTACAAGACTGTTTATTATCATGTTTTGTTTTGAATTTTGGATAACCAGTATGCTGTTTGAAAAACCTATCATAAGCAGTTAGCATGTCATCTATACTGCATTTAAGAACCTTTGAATTTTGTTCTTTCAAGTACCTCAAATCTGGATTTTTTAATAGCTCATGATGAAACCAATGACTAAGAGTTGTTCTATTTTCAATAAAACTATTCTCTTTGTACTGTTTTATTTTGTAGTCAAGTACTTGATTATACACAACACGGCAACTACCAAGCAACTTATTAATTTGTGTTGCTTGGAACGATGTCGGGTATAATTTTATTTTCACTGCACGTAACATACTTTATATTTTTATTCTATCTCGTCGGTATTTTATAAGAATGTGTGATTTTGTTAAAAAAATATTTATTTGCTATTACCTACACAATGTTTCACTGTATAATCATCAATGATTTATATAAAATATAACAAAATTTAGTTTCTTATCAACTTATATCAAAAAAAAAACTCTCATTCTCTTTTATTCAAGAAAATGAGAATTAAATATATTAACTAATAAAGTTCACTTTTAAGCATTAAGTTTATATTCTCCATCAGTACATTTTAATTTCACATTATGTGGAAAGATACCATCAAATGAATTATTCTTTACAATTTCTTTCCATTTCGTTAAAGGACCTTGATAAATTACCTCTTTTAAATTATTACATCCACTGAATATTCCTGTTTTCATGACTGTTACACTATCTGGAATTGTAACTGAAGATAGGTTCATACAATGATAGAATAATTGATATTCTATAGTAGTTAAATGATTTGGTAAAGTTACGGTTTTTAAATTATAACATTCTGAAAATGCTTCTTTACCAATTGTAGTGACTGTATCTGAAATGGTAATACCTGTTAGTTTTGTACATTTCTGAAAAGCTGATATCCCAATAGTTTGAACTGTATTAGGAATGGACACAGATGATATTGAAGTATTATTAAAGAAAACGTAATCTTTAATTCTTTGAATACCATCACTTATATTCATTTCAATAATTTCTCCGAGTCTAATAGGTCCTTCCACTAATACTCTTTCGATATTTAAACTGTATTCAGTGAAATCATTCTCACAAGCACCACCGAATTTATTGACAAATCCTTAATACCATCTTTTATTTTAGTTAATTCAGTTAAATTCTCAGATATAGACATAATCATATATTATATTTAAAAGTTATTATATTCAATAAATATTTTCCATAAAACAAAAACCGCACAATGGAAGATATAACAACCAAAGTGCGGAACAATTAATAAAACAATAAAAATTTAATTCTCAATTATAGTCAATATAACACCAATACATAATGACATAATAGAAAGAAACATCATATTGAGAAACAGACGCTTTGCATTATATGTATCAACACCTATAATACGCTTTCCTCTAATATATAAACCATCAACGAAGAATGCTAATAAACAAAATACTAAAGCACAAAAAATAAATATTAAATTCATACACATGTAATTTTTTTAACTATATGCAAAGGTAAAGAATAAATTATGACTAACCAAATAAACATAAAAATATTAATAACATTTAACATTAATTTGTTGGATAATTGAAAAATAAAATATAACTTTGCACCATATTAAAAATAAAAACAATATATGGATATACAAGAAAAAGCAAAAGAATACGCTGATAAGAGATTTAAAGATAAAACAGGTGAAACTAATTTCATTAATAATGATAGTAAATTATTCACATATAATGATATTAAAAATGCTTTCATTAAAGGTTTTGAATGTATTAATCAAAATGTAAAGATTCATTGGTACGAAGAACCATATTGTTTTAGAGCTGATTTGCCTTTTATCAATATGATTATCAAGAAAGAAAATAATAATCAATATATAGGTTATATTAATAAAGAAAGAATCAAACTTCCAAATTATATTGATGAAACAAATATAAATGAAGTAATGAGATTTATGTCGGATAAAATTATTACTAATATAAGGAATCATGGATAATAAAATTCTTAAAATAGATGATTACACTTCTTTTATTCAGAGATTGAATAATATAGAAAAAATTTTAAAGCAAAAAATATCAGATAACCAAATCCAAATAAAAGATATTATTGCATATTGTTCAGTATGCTATTCT